GGTGGCAATGATAGCACTCACCAGCTATGACGATGAGACTCTCCAGGCTGTGGGCCAGAGCTTCAAGGATGTATTGGATGGCATGGCCCCAGACTTCGACACGCTACAAGAATACCTCTACTGCGGTAGGATGGAGCGAAGGACGGACGATACAGTAACGATCAAGGGCATGGATGGAAACGTGACCGTCCCGCTTGAGTATGTACTCACGGTAATCTATGGAATCTAGGAGGTCATCATGGCCAACAAGGGTATGCCAACCAAAAAGAAGCGGACAACAAACAGGGAAGTTATGGAGAAGCTGACTACCATCGAAGGGAAGTTCGGGGAGATAAACCCTGACCGCCTGCTGGGAGAGCAGGGAGAGATGCGTAGGCAGATCGAGGAGATCCAAGAAGCTCTCATCCGAGTGGTGAACCAGTGGGACTTCCAGCTTACCTACCACCGCAATGCACTGGCCGAGGTGATTGGCCGGGTTGACCTAATCACGGGAGCGATTGGAGAGTCAGTGCCGCCAGCCGAACAGCAGCCAGCCATCTTCCCTATGAAGGAGGAGGAAGAAGAAACACCAGCCTCGGATGAAGAAGCCTCCCAGCCGCCTCCATCTGAGTAGCTGGCCACGTGGTGTCCCGGCCCTGGGAGCTTTTGGTTGACTCCTTTTTCTTCCGGGGCTGGGCACTTTTATCTTACCTGAGACACAACCTTGAACCCAGATCACTATACCTACTCGGACATCCAGCCCTTTGATGTAGTGAAGGCGTGGAACCTGAACTTCTTTGAAGGGAACATTGCCAAGTACCTGTGCCGTGCGGGGAAGAAGCCCGGAACCGAGAGGCTAACAGACTACAAGAAGATGCAGCGTTACCTTGAGGAGATGATCGATATGGAGGAGAAAAGATTATCTACGGATACGCAGTAAAGTTTGATGAGGATAGCCTCCGAGAACAGAAGGAGGAGATCGAGGCATACGCCAGCGAACTGGATGGTGAGTTCGGGGGCACCTTTGTAGACTTCGACCTCTGCAAATACTGGATGGATAGACCGGCAGCACACGAGCTAGGAGTTGCGCTGAGGGGGGGGGACGAGGTGATTATCACCGACTCAACGAATGCGTTTCGCAACTCGTTTGACTTCTCCAAGGCACTCAACTCACTGACCTCAAGGACTGTCCTGCTCCACTGCATCAGGCCACCAATGAACCCAACGACAAAGAGCTACCCCTGGCTGGTGATGATGGTGCATAGCATCAGCCGCATGACTCGCGATGCCATGAGCAGACACGGCATTAAGAGGCGACTGGAGAGGGAGCGTAAACACGGCTCGTCTAAGGGCGGGGAGGTAGAGTAAAATGCAGTTGGTATTCCACTTCCGAAACCTGGTATCGGGGAATCAAATGGGCAAGAAGCGTAGCGACAAGCGTGACGATAAGCAAGATCACAAGATGGATAAGGCTGGAGCCAAGGAAGGAAAGATCCTGGCTAAGGCCGAGCTTTCAAAACAGAAGGCCGCCAAGCGGCGTGCCTTGCTGTACCTAATCCTCGCAGGGCTAGGTGCATGGTTTCTTTTGAAGGGCGGATCAGGCAGCGGTATTATCGAGTCACTTAAATCCAAGATAGGAATGTGAAATGAATACTATCATCGACAAAGTTAAGGGTATGGTTCCTGGTTTCCTGACGCTAATCTTCTCTAAGCGTGCTGTGTCAGCAGCAGTAACAGCATTTTTCGTGACCCACGCAGAGGACTATGGCGTGCCCACCGAGTCGGCAATAGCCGTGGCCGGGGTGGTCGCAGCACTTCTGATTGGTGACTCGATCAGGCCGATCAACAAAGATAAATGAATCTTGCAGAACTAGATTGGGGAACAGTCAGTGCGACTGGTCTGCTGGGATGGTACTTGTGGTACAGTACCAAGGTACTACTTCCTCGCCATGAGGATAGGATCGTCAAGATGCAGGAAACCTGCGGCGATGAGCTTCGCAAGCAGCGTGACCACTACGAAACCCTGCTCTCCGAGATGCAGGACAAGCACGAGGGCAGACACCGCGAGATCGTTTCCTCCCTGGAAAAGATCGCAATGAAATTAGATAAGTAATGTATGATGAATACAGGCTGAAAGACCTGATGACCGTCAAGCAAGCAGCCCAGCAGAGAGGCGTTACCACTGGAAGGATACGCCAGATGCTTCGGGCTGGCACGCTGGGGGGCGTGAAGGTTGGGGACGTGTGGCTCATGCCCAGGAAAGAAAACAATGTTGATACTGACAAGGAAGGCTAGAGAGGTCATCGTCATTGGTGACGATATTGAATTGCATGTGATGGAGATCCTGCCTGACAGGGTGAAGATCGGCATCCAGGCACCGGACAATGTTGCTGTGCATCGCAAGGAGGTGGCAGATCAACTCGCTGCAAAACTCGTAGATGGGACTGATAGGAAATGAACTTGGCCTACGGCCAGACGAGGCGCGACGTACCGGCGAGAAGGTGATAGCTCACCTGATCCGGGGCAACTACGAAGCTGCGCACGTCGCCATCTCACGAGCAGAGTTTACCGTACAAGACAAACCGAACAGCGTGCTGGGAGACACACCGCTGGCACAGGCAGAGTTCTGCACCAGGACACTGAACCTGATGGAACGCCACGGCGTACTGACCTTCGGCCACTTGGCCAAGAAGATCGCAGACAAGGGCGAGGAATGGATACTGCGAGTTCCCGGCGGTGGGGAGGGTACTCTCCACGAGATACAGCGGATACTACATCATGAATTAATGCGGCGCAAACAGTAACAGCGCATGGAACGTGCCCGCCGGGGTGTCCAGACGATGCGTTATCTGTTCAAATACTACGACCTGATTGAGGGCAGCCGAGTCCTCAAGCGTTGTGTCGTCTACTTCAAGGGCGGAGACACATACGTTTATATTTTCGAGCCGAAGACAGCACAACTGTGCATGGAAAAGGTCTTTGCTCATGGCATGGATGATAACCTCAACCTCACAATCGACGAGGCGGGGGCTATCGTAACACCGATGGAGGAACTGATTGATGAAGGACATCATCGCAGGATGTAAGGATTACTTCGAGCGGCCAGAGATTTCAAACTCAATGCTACAATCCTTCCGAGAGGGAGGTTCCTGGTCGTACTATCACAGGTACATCCTCAAGAGCATTGAGGAAAAGTACAGCAGTGATGCCCTCCGCATCGGCTCTGCAATGCACAACTATGTGGAGTACATGGCTGGTGGAAAAGACAACGCCAGCGACTATGTGGTTGTCCTCCCAGACTACTTTGATGGTGAGCCGCTGAACCTCCGCAAGAAGGCACACCGGGAAATGGTGGCCGACTGGAAGGAGCTGGCGGGGGACACACCATGCGTCACGCCAGAGGAGATGGCAGGTGTACAGCAGATGGTGGCCTCCATGTGGGACAACCCAGCGGCGAAGGCCATTACCATAGCTGCCGGGCCAGACACCAGCGAGGTTGTCTGCATCAATGAGATACGGGGGATGCCGGTTAAGGCCAAGGCAGACCTGATGCTCGATGACATTCTCGTAGACTACAAGACAACTCGCCACGCAACCAAGGCATCCTTCGCCAGGGATGCGGTGTGGAAGTACAAGTATCACAGACAAGCAGCACACTATCTGGACGTGTTCGAGGCAAAGCAGTTCATCATCATAGCGGTGAGAAACTTTGAGCCTTATGAGTCAATCGTGTACGAGGTTCCGAGCGACCTCATAGCCGAAGGGAGAGAGACAAACCACAAGACGCTCGACGACATCAAGGATTGCAGCGACATGGATTCCTGGCATTCCCCAGGGTGGGGGGCCATTACTCATTTACTGGAGGACAAATAGCATGGAAAACAATATGAAAATCTGGGATAAGGTCTGCGTCACAGACCCGGAGACTACCAAGCGAGTCAACCAGCGGGGCGGCTTCACGGCAATTGATGCCCAAGCCCAACTGCGAAACGCAACCCTTCTCTTTGGGCCTTATGGCACGGACTGGGGGCTGACAGACCTGGACTACTGCATGATCTACGACGGGGAAGGGAACATACTGGAGATCACCCTGACCGCCCGCTTCTTCTACCCCGGTGGTGAGTTCCCCATGTCCAACGATATGAGGTACAGGCCCGGTGATGAGTGCAGAAAGAAGCTGCTCACTGACCTGAGAAGCAAGTGCCTCTCTACCCTGGGCTTCAATAGCGATGTCTTTGAGGGGAAGTTCGACGACAACAGGTATGTCCAGAACCTCACCAACAACAAGGGGCTGGCTGAGAAGTACAGCCGGGCCGTTGCTGCTTTGCGAGAGGCGGAAAGCATCGAGCAGATTGATAAGATACGCACCCACTACAAGGAGATGGCGTTCGATAATACACAGATGCTTGATCTTGAGGTGGCCTTCAAGGTTGCCCAGGAACGCATCGACGAACGCGAGGCAATCCAGCAAGAGTAGAGTGTAAAATGGGTGGTAGCTGGGAGGCTACCACATGCTCTACTTTGTTGCGCTACTCGTGCCGATGTCACCTGTCAAGGATGACACGGTGGCCGTCATAGAACTTAACCATGTACACGGGAAGGACTGGGATCACAGGTTTGACCAGTTTATCTTCTGGGAATTCAAGCACAGCCTTGCCCCACTAGACGACAGGCCCAAGTGGTCGTACCATGTGCGGGACTGGTGCATGGCCAAGCCTGGAGAGTACCGCCTGAGAAAGGAAAAGGGCAGGTGGGTACTGTTACTCTGGGATACCCGTGGGGGGAAGGAAGTCCTCCGCAAGATCGAGGGCGCGAGCTTTCGAGAGACATCAACTAATTATGACCGGGAAGTGGTCGAGAGGAAACGCCTCATAGTAGAGCGCCGCCGTAGGCTGGTGCCGTAGGAGATAAGTGTGGATGAAGTAAAAGCCTGCCCCTTCTGTGGAGGAGAGGCAGAGGTAGATGAGGGTGTGAATGGATACACCCTAGCCACCGTAACGTGCAAGAGGTGTGGAGCTTTCATGCCCGGCAGCATTGTTACCGCTGCTATCCGGCAGTGGAATCGTAGAGAACCTGTAACCCAGGAGGATGAGTGATGAGGTACGATGATATTCCTTTGGGGGCTGTGGCTAAAAGTGACGCCCTAGACATCGTGATTGTGCGGCTCTCAGAGCATCTCGACATGGGAGATTCCTGGTTCGTGGAGCTTGGGACAGGGAAGGTTCGTTGGCCCAACGAGATGGAGGAAGTAATGGACTGGAAGTTAATCATGCACTCTACCTCCGAGGTGTTCAGCGAACTGGGGGTGGACTTGCACTTAACTTTGGTTGCGAAGATTGACTACTGGAGTCATGGCACAGAAAAAGAGACACTGGAGAAAAATCTCTTGAACATAATGTGGCGGGCCGCCACTGGCGGTGAAATCACAGGTGACTCTCGCGCCGACGTTTGTGGGTGGGACGTTAGGGTTCACCAAAGAGAGCCCTATGATGTCATAAATCAAAAGGAGGGAGAGTAATGACAGACTGGATCAGTGCAAAGAAGCCCCCCGAAAAGTCGGGAAGGTACATCGTAGCTGAGGATGGCTGGATGGTGAAGGACGCACATTGGGATGGCGAGCATTGGCTAAGGGGTACTTCACTATACGTCACCCACTGGATGCCGCTGCCCGACCACCCGGATTTCGATAGTCACGACGCATCTGGAATCGTGTTTCGCGTACCCAGGGGAACATAAATGAGCCAGACATACCTGAGAGGGTTTACTGCTGATGAGCCAAGCACACCTGATGCCTCTGGCTTTGTCGAAAGACCGTACCAACGCAACGCACGCATCGCTGTGGAGTCAGCGCTCGGTGATATGGATGCTGTTATCGTGGAGATGGCGACGGGCCTGGGCAAAACAGAAATCTTTACACAGCTAATGAGTCGCTGGGAAAAGGGGAGGTGCCTTGTCATAGCCCCGCAGATTACCCTCGTGGCTCAGGCAGCACACAAGATTGCACAGCGCACCGGCGTACATCCTGGCATCGAGCAGGCTCACAACTGGTCAGACGAATCCACATGGAGCCGCAGCCCCTTCGTGGTGGCCAGCAAGGACACGCTCGTGCGGGGTAGGTACAAGAGGATAAAGGACGTGGGCCTGGTCGTTGTGGATGAGGCACACCTGTCCATCACCAAGAGTTGGGCGAACCTCCTTGACCACTTCATGGCACAGGGAGCTAAGGTACTGGGTGTCACCGCCACAGCCAAGAGACACGACCGCAAGAGCATGGCCAACCTATACGAGGGCTGTGTCTATCAGTACGGTATTGTGGATGGCATCCGTGATGGCTGGCTAGTCAATGCCCAGGCTCGCTGCATACGCCTCCAGTCCCTCAACCTCTCGGAGGTGGGCATGTCCTCCACCACAATGGGCAGGGACTTTAGCCAGATAGACCTGAGCGAGCAGCTAGAGAAGTATGAGACTATCTACGAGATCGCTGAGGTGACCGCACGAGAGACAAGGGGACTCAAGACAGCCATCTACTGTGCGAGCGTAGCTGAGGCACAGATGGTATCGGAAAGGCTTTCAGATAGTTATGGGATGAAGTCGGCGTGGATATGTGCCGATACTAACCGGTGTAGCCCAGAGCAGAGGCACAACGCCCTGAAGTCCTTTACCAAAGACCCTGATGGTGTGACGCACCTCTGCAACGTGGGCATCCTGACCACCGGCTGGGACTTCCCCGGCCTGCAATGTATCATCATGGCCCGGCCCACAAGATCCAAGATGCTCTACACCCAGATATTCGGACGTGGCACTCGCCCCCTGGAGGGCACTGT